TATATGTTTGGGAAATGCCAGACGGACGCTGGATAGGCGATGACGATGGCAATTTTCTTTCAATAACATCCATGAAAGGCAATAGATCTCGTATAGATGCATTGGCTAGAGAAGTAAGATCGTATGGTATTTATGAAGGAAAGCCTTTATTCCTATCAGGGCGGAGAAAAATTGATGACGAAGAATTTGAGTATCAACAACAAAGATTAAAGTGGGGCCTAACTCCAGATCCTTTAGATATTGGAGTTTACAAAGAAGAAACTAGGAAAGCACAAGGACTAAAATAATGGGACTAATTGAAGACGACAACCAAGAAATTGATACAGGAGTGCATGCTCTAACTGCATCAGATTTCCATATCCCGTCAGCAAATGTTGTAAAGACTACTGATGCCTTTATGGTATCTGGCGAAGAATTGCAAAAAGTTCAAGGACTTGGCGCTTCATTCCGCCGTAAAATGAATCGTAATCTTCAAAAAAGATTTGTTGGTATTGAAGGCGTAGAGACACAGCAGAATCTTCTTGCACAAGCCATTACTGGCTATGCAATGTTTGACCTTATTGAGCCTCCATATAATCTTGAATATCTTTCACATATTTATGAAATTTCACCATACAACTACGCAGCAATTAATGCTAAGGTTTCAAATATTGTAGGTCTTGGATATGACTTTATTGAAACACGTAAAACAATGGATGCAATTGATGGTATTGATAATGAAAATCAACTAGAGCGGGCACGTAGAAAGCTTGATAGACTTCGTCAAGATCTACATGAGTGGTTAGAAGATTGCAACGAAGAAGAAACATTTAAAGAGACATTAATTAAATTTTATACAGATGTAGAAGCAACAGGAAATGGCTACCTAGAAATTGGTCGTACAACTTCTGGAAAGATTGGATATATCGGACATATACCAGCAAAGACAATGCGTGTTCGTCGTCTACGTGATGGATTTATTCAATTGCTTTATGGCAAGGCAGTATTCTTCCGTAATTTTGGAGATCAAGAAACTCCAAATCCAATTGCAGAGGGAAGCGACAGGCCAAATGAAATTATTCATTTTAAGAAATATACTCCAAGAAATAACTACTACGGTATCCCCGATATCGTGGCAGCAGCAAATGCTATGGCAGGAAATGAATTTGCTGGCAAATATAACCTAGATTATTTTGAGAACAAGGCTGTCCCACGATATATTATTACTGTAAAGGGCGCAAAGCTTTCTACAGAATCCGAGAGAAAGCTTCTGGAATTTTTCCAAGTTGGTCTTAAAGGAAAGAACCACCGCTCACTTTATATTCCGCTACCAGCAGATTCACCAGACTCAAAGGTTGAATTTAAGATGGAGCCAGTTGAGGCGGGAGCACAAGAGTCCTCATTTAATGTTTATCGTCAATCAAATAGAGACGAAATATTAATGGCTCATCGTGTTCCAATTTCTAAAATTGGTAGCCCTCAGGGAATTTCTTTAGCAAATGCTCGTGATGCAGATAAAACATTTAAAGAGCAGGTTTGCCGTCCAGTTCAAGATATTTTGGAAAAGAAATTAAATAAATTAATTGAAGAAATGACAGATGCCCTTCAAATTAAATTCAATGAATTAAGTCTAACTGATGAAGATACTCAATCTAAGATTGATGAGCGTTATTTAAGAATGCAGGTAATTACTCCTAATGAAGTTCGAATTCGTAGGGGAATGGTACCTATGGATGGTGGAGATGAGGTTGTTGAATTAAAACCTCAGCAGCAGGCGGAAGTAAGAGCCCAGGCTGGAAATACCAGAACCAGAGATCAAGAAAGGGATAATAATTCCCCAGATATTTCAGGGGAAGCTAGAAATCCTCAAGGTGAAGGCAGACAGGTTGAGTAATACTACTCAACTGATTATTTGCCTTATATATAATAACGTTATAAAATTAAGCATATGAATATTGAGAAATCTTTATGGTCATCTAATGGCGACAATATTAATTTGTCTGTGCCGTTCACTAAAGTCAATCGTGAGAAGCGCACAGTTTCTGGTTTTGCAACGCTAGACAATCTTGATCAAACAGGAGATGTTGTAACACAAGAAGCATCATTGAAAGCATTTGAATCTTTCCGTGGAAACATTCGTGAAATGCACGGATCAAATGCAGTTGGCAAAATGGTTTCATTTAAGCCAGAGACATATTATGATCCAGAGACAAAAGAATTTTATAACGGTGTTTATGTAGATGCTTACATTTCAAAAGGTGCACAGGATACATGGGAAAAGATTTTGGACGGAACTCTTCAAGGATTCTCAATCGGCGGAAAGATTATAGATTCAGAGAACGAAGTTAATAAATCTACGGGTAAGCCAGTAAGATTTATTAAAGAGTACGCATTGATGGAGTTATCTGTAGTAGATTCTCCAGCAAATGAACTCTGCAACATTTTGTCTATTCAGAAAATGAATGGACAACTTATGTTCAAAGGAATTGCAGCAGAGACAAAGATGGAAAATATTTTTTATTGCGAGGAAAGCGATTCTGTATTTATGTCAACAGATACAGAATACACATCACCAGTTTCTGGTAAGCCTGCAACTTTAATCGGTTGGGTCGAATCAAATGATACAAACAAAGCAAAGGAAATAGATAGAATTCTTGATTTGCACAAAAAGTCAAGATTAACGTTGCCTGATACAAACACAATTGCAAAACAGGCAAACGCAGAAGGAGGTAATGAAGTGTCAGAAAACACAGAAACACTAGCAGCAGTTGAAGAAACTCCTGCAGTTGAAGAAGCAGCTCCTGCTGAAGTAGCAGCTGTTGAAGAAGCAGCACCTGCTGAAGAAGCAGCACCTGCTGAAGACGCTTCTGCCGAAACTCTGGAAAAAGCAGCCGACGTATCAGAAGTTATGGTTGATGAACCTGATTTTGCAAAGATGCTTGGCGATCTAAAAGGCTTTTTCTCAGAAACTCTAAATAAGGCATCAGAAGCAAACTCTGCTCAAGTTACAGCTATTAAAGACACAGTTGAAACTTTTAGCAAGAGCGTTGATGGACGAATTTCAGAATTGGCAGAACAACATGCAGCACTTTCGAAGGCTGTAGAAGATATCAAGAACACGATTGATGGCGTAGAAAAGCGTGTCGTAGCGGTAGAATCAGAGACCGCAATTAAGAAGTCCTCAGACCTTGGCGGGTCTCAGGAAGTAACAATAAAGAAATCAAAATGGAACGGTTCTTTCCTCGGTTCCGTGAATGAACTTTTAAAATAAAAGGTAGGTGAAAAATATAATGAGCAATGAAATGTTAGAAAAAGCAGTTGCAGCAAACACAACCGTAACAGCAGGCATGACTGGATCAGCAGTAGCTACTACTGGTGTCCACATCGGGTCTGAAGGAGAAGGTGGTCTACTCAATCCTGAGCAGTCCGCACGTTTCCTAGATTACATGTTTGACGCAACAGTAATTGGTAAGGTGGCACGTACTGTTCGCATGCGAGCAGACACCACCGAGATTGATCGTATTGGTGTTGGTGAGAAACTTATGGTTCTCGCTACAGAAGCAGATAACACAGGTTCAAACTCTGCTGTATCCTTCTCCAAGATCTCTCTTACAACAAAGAAGCTTCGCTTGGATTGGGAGCTTTCAACAGAATCTCTTGAGGACAATATCGAAGGTCCAGATCTAGAAGATCATATTGCCCGTATGATGGCAACACAGGCAGGTAATGACATTGAAGATGTACTCCTCAATGGTAATACCGCCCTTACATCAGATAACCTTTATAAGGCATTTGATGGTGTAGTCAAGAAGGCAAAGACCTACGGTCACGTTGTAGACGCTGCAGGTGCTGGTATCAGCCGTGCACTCTTCAACAGCGCCCTCAAGGCACTCCCACGTAAGTACAAGCAACGTCGTTCCGACCTTCGCTTCCTTTCTGGTTCCAATTTGATTCAGGACTTCCTGTATGCAAATAGCATTGGAACAAACCAGACCATCCCACAAGATATCGCATCGTCGATCATCCGTGGAGAAGGCGTACAGCCTCTAGGTGGCCCAGCTGGATATGTGGCTCCATTCGCATTCGGTATTCCGATTGTTGAAGTTCCACTTCTTCCAGAAGCACAAGATGGCGATTACTCAGGCGAAACTGGCAATCATGGTGACGTCCACTTGACATTCCCAAATAACGTAGTTATTGGTATCAAGCGTGATGTAACCGTTTACCGTTTCTTCTGGCCAAAGAAGGACGCAATTGAGTATACACTCTATACTCGTGTTGGCGTTCAAATTGAGCAAGCAGACGCATGGGTTGTTGTTAAGAACGTTAAGGTCGCTTCCTAATTTAGGATTTAGATCTGCTGAAAGGCCCCCATTAATTTGGGGGCTTTTCCTTTTAATTGACTAATGCTATAATTAAATAACCTATAAAAGGAGAAATTAATGTCATTTGATACATTAAAAGTTGCAGAGTTAAAGCAGATTGCGGAAGACTTTGCAGTAGACGTAACAGACCAAAAAGGTAAAAAAGATATTATTGCTGCACTCGCAGAAGAAGGCGTAACCTGGGCCATCTATAAAAAGGCCAAGGGCATAGAGGAAGAAGAAGAAGAGATGAATGCTGCTGAATTGAAAAAGCCAGAAGCAAAACAGGTCAAACAAGAAGACTTAGTTCTAGTTAAAATGACTCGTGCTAACTTTAGATACGATATTCTAGGACACACATTTACAAAAGAACACCCATTCGTTGCTATGGACAAAGATACAGCCCAGGCAATTTTTGATAAGGAGGAAGGTTTTGTTATGGCTACTCCAAAAGAAGTTCAGGAGTTCTATAACTAAGCCAATTAAATGGCAGAGGTTTATAAGAATAGTTACGCACCAGCAAAGACTAAAATATTCTGGGGCGGACAAATAGTAGATGCAGATGGATCAGTCCTAGTAGATATCTATGATATAACTCAGGATCCAGCAGTAACACCTGCAATAAGCCCAGCTACTCCAGTCGCAACAAATGTTGTTGCAGCAAAGTCAGAAGTAGATCCTGGCTCATATGAAATTGGTATTCCTTATGCCTTGACTGATAGAAATAAAAATCTTAAATTAAGATGGAAATATGCGATAAGCTCTTCAAACGTCAGCCATGATACTTTTGTAGACGTTGTAACGCCATATGCTTCAATATCCGAAGCAGTAGAAGATTTAGGAATAGCGGTAGATCCAGCAGATCCAAACTATAAGT